ATGATAAATCTCCTTTAGATTACTTGACTCGACCCTCCGCGTAAGCTTGTAGTATTTCGTCTGACAATGCTTGGTAACGCTCAGGGTCTGTTTTCATTAGTTTAATAATGTCGGACCTGCGATATACCTTCTTACGTGAACCCTCACCAGTGCCTCGTGCGTTGCCTGTGTTAGCTGCCTTGAGTGTCTGCTTACGTGCCTGTTTTTCAACTTGGGCAGTCTGCTGAGCTACTGTCTTCCGTTCTTTCCAGAGTGAGAAGAGTTCGTCCGCAGAGTCAGCGTCGTACTGTTGGTCAGCTGCTACAAACAACTGAGTCCTAATCTTAGATGCTTTAATCCACTCAGCAAACTTAGGATCACTAAGAATTTGCTGCATGTCTGGGTGTTTAGCTTGAAGCGTAGCTAGTGACGACTGCTTCTTGTACTGCTCAGTGTACTGCTGTGCTTCTCTAATTTTAGGATGATTCTCAATAGCACGATTGACGGCTGCTTGAGGATCTGTAAAATAGTCTATATCGTCTTCAGGCTCAACGTATTGCTGTTGAGGTGCTATGGGTTGTGTTTGAGTACTAATGTAGTCATCTACAACCTTACGAAGTTCGCCTACCTCAGAAGACTGACGACCCAAAAGCTTTTCAGCCTCTTGGTGCATCTTGACTACGTCTTCTAAAGACTTACCTTGGTACTTCTCTGGTAAGCTAGGTTCTTCTGGCTGAGGTTGCTCAACTTCTACTTCTTCTTGTTGAATCTCGTTAACTTCGTTTTGTTCGATTTGATCCGCGTTTTCCTCTTCAGGACGGGGATCTAGAATCGTTGCTCTAGACATAATTAAACTCCGTGATCGTTATCATTGTGGAGATGTGGTTATTTTTGACCTGCTTTTTCGTGCTCTTTGACCCACTTCATGTGAGCGCCGGGGAATGAACCATCGGAACCATTTAAGTGAAAAGACGGGGCAGATACCATTTTTGTAGCATTCGCGCCACAACCGCACCTACTGGTTGTGACGTTACTCGCTACCATTTCTTCAAAGACGTGTCCGTTAGTACAACGGAAGTCATAGATTTTAAACATCAACAGGACCTTCTTCTTCTGCTTCTGCTTGCTCTCTAGCCGCTTCTATAGTACCTTGGAGGTTAATTACAGTAGCGAAAGCAGCAACTTGGCCTTTACGGAAGTATAGGTCTTCTGTGTCCTTGACTGTCTGAATGTCAGCCAATTGTTGTGCATTGTTGGATAACTCTTGTAGGAGTTGTTTGAAACCTTCGTGGTTGAAGAGTTCGTTGTAGTTGTCGAAGTAGGTTTCAAGCTCAGGAGTCATAGTTTCCTCTAATGTTGTTAACTATAGTTTTATTATAGCATACTTTTATGCAGTTGTCAAGCTTTTCTTGTGGACTTTCTACGTCTACCTGAAGCTGTGACTGCATGTTTGATTGCTTTGGGGCCAGTCTTACGGCGAGCAGAAGAAGCTTTTTCAGCTTTGGTCATCTTAGCTGCAACAGCCTTAGGACGACAAGAGGGGTACGGACGCTTGGACTCACCTTTTTTTGCAGACTTACGTCCACAAGGCTTGCCTGTTTTTACGTCTACCCACTCTTCCTTAAACCACTTCTTAAGGGCAGCACCCTTTTTACTTTTTCTTACGGCCACTTTTGTTACCCCAATTCTTAGCGCCTACTTTGCGACATTTGGCTACAGCACCAGATGCGTACGCGGAAGGCCAGACTTTGTATCTAGACTTGACCTTACGCGCACAAGCGTCGTTAGCTTTTTTGGTTTTGGCTTTAGGCATTTATTTACCCCTACGGCTTCCTGTGCCTCTACTTCGTTTTACAGGCATAGCCTTTTTTTTCTTTTTAGGTGGTCGTCCTACCTTGCTTCCGTATGTTCCGGGTCCCTTTGGCATAGTTAGCTCCTTACTTGATAGTAGTTTTCAATTGTACACCGGACTTGTCGTCCTTTGTGTCTTATGTATACTGGTGCGCCTACTCTGAGCCTGTGTACTGCTACTTGAGTTACGTCTTCAGATACGTTGCAGCTTGGAATAACTACGTACTGCTGATCTGCTTTTTCTATGAGAATCTTAGTGTCTGCTGATGCCTGTAACGACAGCAGCATTACTGCTACTAATAGTTTTCGCATTGTGTTCTCCTAACGTCATCACGACGTGCAATAGCCTCACGGCTGTGTTTACCACTTCTTACAAGACCAGTACCTCGCCGTGAGTTTGCTGGGTGGGTTTGTGTCACACTTGTGACGCGCTCTAAACGACTTACGTCGCGCAGGCTGGTCTTTCTTAATAGTCATCTTAGCGTCACCAAAACGTATGGTCTTGGTTTTGTCACCTTCTTTGGCTACTACTACAAACTTCTTAGTTGGGTGGTTAGGCGTCCGCTTTGGTTTGTTGTACCCGCTTACTCCTGCCCGTGCTAGTTTTGGGTCCTTTGACTTGGGCATTACATAATTCCTCCACCTTGGCTTCCAGTTGGTTCATTTGCTCCTCTAGGTCTGTTAGCCGTTGGAATGTTCCTTGGAAGTGATTGTTGACTTGGTCCAGAAGGGACTGCATTTCTTTTTGCGTTATTAACATTGGTTTTACCTTCTATCTGCTTCTCTTTGAGGAGAGTATCAGCCACTTTCATGCGGCGTTCAAACTCTTTGTCTTCAGCGTCACCTTCTTTAAGGTTTCGGGTGATAGCGTTGATACGGTCGATTTCAAGCTCCTGTGGAACTGCCTGAGCCTCTGCAGCCAACTTGGTAGCCCTAGCTTGTGACTCTTGAGCCTGCGCTGCCAAAGCCGCTGTCTGGGACTGCTGGAACTCCAGTTGTGCCTGTTGTGCTGCTTGAGCCATTTGTTGCTGTTGTGGGTTAGGCTGCATGGCTTGCTGCATAGCCGCAATGAGTTCTTCACGGTTAGACAAGTTCATGTTGTCAATAATGCTTTGAATCAAGGTGTTGTACAATGGTGACTGTCGGTCCATGGTTTGCAACAACTGTACAAGCTGAGTAACTTCGTATTCCCTAGCGATAATACCAAGAGTGCTGCTTGCGTTAAACTTGTAGTCCGCAACAGGGTAGTTTTCTGGGTCAAATTGCATGTACCGATAAGCAGCTTTTTTGACAAACGGAATTAGGAACGACTGCTGGAAGTTAATCAGGGTTCGCTTATGCCGCTTAATAATAGCGCCAAGAGACATACTAATACCAGCGGCAGTAGCCTCGCCGTTAACACTACCAGCAATTCCTGCTGAGTCAACCGCTCCCGTTGCTTGCTGTACCATCTGCTGCAATGCTCCGGCCTGAGCAAAAGTAATTTGGCTAACTTGACCAAAGTTGAATGGCTGTAGAACTTCTTTAGGATTTCCATTGGTAAGCACCATTTTTCCGGGACGTATTTCGGGCTTTGCACCTCGTGGCAACCTAGTTGCGTCAATAGCCATCATTGGGTGGATAGTTAGGCTTAGTGCGTCAATACGGGCGCGTAGTTCTGTGTCCAAAGCTTTCTGAGAGTTATACCCTTTCTCGCAGACTCCACGACCCCAGAAGCGTCCGGGTACTACGTCCCAAGGAAACGCAACAACAGGGCGATCAGACATCATGTAGGGGTTAGCTTCTGCCTTCAACAAGATACCACCATTAGCAACCACTACAACGGCTTCTACGTAACGTGACTCAGAGTCTTCCTCAGGTACTGCTTCTTCGTCATCTTCGCTTACAGCGGCATTCAGAAGCTCTCTGGGGACAAGACCATAGTACTTAGTTAGTCGTACTTTGTCATCGTTGTAAATTGTGATGTCTTGGTCAGGCTCAAGGTCAGTGTCAGGAGCAGCAGGACCAACGTAAACGTCCTTGTAGACGCCTTGTTCCTGCAAAAGTTCTACTTGATGTAAGCTTACAAACTCGTCTACAGCAACGCCTAGAGCGTCTTCTACAGAGGTAGCTACAGGGTCAATTAGGAAATTCTGGGGTAGTACAGGCTTAAGTTTAACCTTGACACGATCAGTAATGTTTACTCCTACTGCTTGTAAATCTCCTCCCATAATGGGTTGAGTAGCAGGAGCCATCTCCTTCATTTCTTCAATAACGATTTCACCAATGCCTGTACCAAAGACTGCTGAGTTGATAAGACATTCTGCAACAGCCTTACGTACCATACAATCTTCAAAGTCTTCTGTAAGTTTGTTCCTAAGGAACTGTACGTCTTGCTTGTTGGTGTCGCCAAGGTTGTCGCTTACGTCAAACCACTTGCCACGTCCAAACGTAGCTTCTTCTAGCTCTGCTACGTTAGACTCAACAGCTTGCTGTAGTGCAGGAGAAATAATACGGGAACGCTCACTGCGACGCTCGCTGTCAGCAGGATCCCAAATGCCACGCCAGAGTCTATAATACTCTTCAAAACGTCCTTCATAATTTGATTCATAATAATCGCGCCAGTCCTCACATTTGTTCATGACCCAGTCTTCAAGGGCTTCTTGGATCATCAACGGATCTTGCTCATAAAATTCTGCCATATTAGTATCCTGCTACCACGTCTAAAATATCATGGTCTTCTATTTCGTAGTCGTAGTCGTACGCTACATTTGCCAGTTGGTCAATGTACGCTAAAGCGTCCACCAAGTCGTCATGGGTCAAAGGATCAGGAAACTGGAAGAGTTGGTCTAGGAATCTAGAGTTCCACTCTCCTTTGTTCAGCGTAATGTACCCATTTTCAAAGCGCCCCTGTAGCGCCCACATTACCCTGTCGGTCTTTTTCTTGTTACCGTGTGTCAACTCTTCTACTCTAAAGAATGTTCCGTACCGCTTCTGTAGATCCATCAGAGGTGACATGACGGCTTGTTTAGCAATACCTCTTTCGATTCCCACCGATATGGGACGGTAAT